TCAGGGTCTGAGCTCTTCACTCAGGGGGCAGAACGTCATCACCATCACCAACAGTGCCAGCGGTGACGCCATCGGCTGCCGCAGCTGCGCATTCAAGAAGCGCCCGGACCTGAACTACAAGAAGGACGGCGACATTGTTGAGTGGGTGTTCGACTCCATCAAAATCGACGCAATCCTGGGTACCTACTGATGAGCGATTTCGAACTGGGTGAGGACACCTACCGGATCGGCAGGCTGAACGCGTTTCAGCAGTTCCACCTGTCGCGCAAGGTGGCGCCGATGATCCCGACGCTGATCCCTTTATTTCTGAAGCTTCAAGCTTCGGCAAAGGACGCGAAGGTAGCGGATAGTTCTGCTGCTAGTGCCCTTGCACCGCTTAGCGGTGATATGGGTGCCCTGGCCGAAATGCTTCAGCCGTTTGCCGATGGCATTGCTGGTATGCCCGACGAAACAGCCGAGTTCATCCTTTCGACGTGTCTGGGCGTCGTACAGCGCAAGCAGGGTACCGCCTGGTTTCCGGTCTGGAATGCCAGCCAGAACGTCTGCATGTTCGACGACCTCGACCTGGGTGTGATGATGAGGCTGGCAGTGCGGGTGATTACCGAGTCACTCGGCCCTTTCTTACGCGGGATGCTTACCGGCCAGAGCACTCCCAAGGGCTGACGGTCGAACTCGCAAAGATGCCGAACGGTGAAGACTGGCTGCTCATCCCTGTACATGAGGGTATGTGTCGGTACGAGTCCCTAATCGACGGGACACTCGACTTATCCGACATCGCAAAAATGAACGATTCGCTGTTGGTTCGCGCCGAAAACAAGGAGCGGATGCGTAGAGCCCTGGAGGAATAAATGGCTGATCAAGACGTCATCAAGGAGTTCTTGGTTGGCCTTGGCTTCAAGGTTGACGACAAGGGCGCGAAAGAATTCACGCAGGGCATCGACACCGCTACGAAGAGCGTGGTCAAGCTGGTAACTGTGATTGCTGGCGCATCGCTGACGGTCGCTGCCGGTGTCTCGGCGTTTGCCTCCAACCTTGAAGGGCTGTACTTCGCATCGCAGCGGGTTGGTTCTTCCGCCGAGAGCCTGAAATCGGCGGAGTACGCCGCGCGTGATCTAGGTGCTTCAGCGGAAGAAGCTCGGGGGTCGATTGAGGGGATTGCCAAGTTCCTGCGGGACAACCCGGGTGGTGAAGACTTCCTCAAGGGGATCGGCGTACAGACCCGGGATGCCAACGGCAATCTGCGTGACACCGCCGACATGCTGGTCAGCATCGGCCAGAAGCTCAAGGCCATGCCGTGGTACCAGGCAAACCAATACGCGGGCGTGTTGGGCATCGACGAGCGTACGCTTCGGGCTATTCAGGACGACAAGTTCGGCGCCAAGTTGGACCAGAACCGGAAAAAGCTCAGGGATAGCGGGCTTGATCAAGCCACCGTGGACGCCCATGCGTTCATGGAAGTCCTGCGCGGCATCGGATTACAGTTCGAGACGTTCTCGATCCAGGTGCAGGCTGCGTTGATGGGCAAACTCGGCCCGGACCTGCAGCGCTTTGCGCAGTGGTTCGAACAGAACGGCCCAATGATCGCCAATCGAATCGCCGACATCGCGGTCAAGCTGATCGACTTTGTCGAGAAGTCCGGCCCGTATCTGGAGAAGATCTGGGACTTCTTCGTCAAGTTGGATGAGGCCACCGACGGCTGGAGCACCCGCATCATTGTGTTGCTGGGTCTGCTGAATGCATTGGGTGCATTGTCGCTCGTAAGCGGTGTCAGCCGTCTGGCTGCCTCGTTCTTCAAGCTGGGTACAGCGATTACCGGCTTATCGGGGGCATCGGCCATCCTCACTCCGCTGGCTGGTGCGGTGGCGATGTTGTACTCACCGACACTGAATGACGGTGAAGACGAGATCATCGACAAGATAAGAGAGAAGCAAGGGGTGCCGCCGCGTGACGGCCAGACGGAAGATGGAACGCCTACCCATGAAGGGCAGACACCGGAACAGGCTGCCCAGGAGCGTGCCGTGTACGATGCCTGGCGCAAGTCTCAGGACATGGACAAGGACCAATCAAATTTCGTCTCCGACTTCTTCGAGTCGGTGGGGTGGACCAAGGAACAGGCCGCCGGCATCACCGCCAACCTGGCCGCAGAGAGCAACTTCGATCCGAAGGCAAGTGGTGATTGGGGGCGGGCACGCGGTGTGGCTCAGTGGCACAGGGACCGGCAGGACGAGTTCGAGAAATGGGCCGGGTTTAACATCCGAGATGATCGAGCTGACCTAGTGAAGCAGCTTGAGTTTGTTCATTTCGAACTGACGCAAGGTGCTGAGCAGAAGGCGGGCAAGCTGCTCAAGGAAACGCAGAATGCCCAAGATGCTGGTGCGGTCGTGTCTCGTTATTACGAGCGTCCTGGCACGACGGACGAAGCCAAGGATCGTGAGGCCAGGGTTCGTGGCGCTCTGGCCTACCAACTCGCCAATGTCGGCGCCCAGAAGCCGCAACAGGATCAGCCTGAGAAACCTCGGCTACAGCTTTCTGCGCTTCCCCAGCCTGAGCTGTCCACGGAAGTTGCCGAGGCACTTGCAAAGGCCCAGGCCAACGCAGGGCGCACAGCGGAGCAGATGATGCGGGCCAGTCAGAACGCGGTGGCTCCGGAGTTGACTGTAGCCAACTACAACACCTCCAAGGTTTCCGCTGCCCAGCCTGTGTCGTCACCCGTTTTGATCAATCAGAAAACGACCATCAACGTGAATGGTTCTGCCGATCCGATCGCTACGGCAAACTCAGTCGCTGGCGAACAAGACCGAGTGAACAAGGACATCACCCGCAACATGAACACGGCGGTGAACTGATATGCCCAACTTCGCAGGCTTCATCACCATCGATCCGAAACGCTCCATCGGCAGCATTGTTGCCCACGTGACCATGGAAGAGGTCGCCACCGACGAGTTGCAGATCACGGAACACCCGGTAGAGTTGGGTGCCAACATCACTGACCACTCCTTCAAAAAACCGGCAGACCTAATCGTCCGGTGTGGCTGGAGCAATGCCAGCCTCGCCGGGGTGATCGGTGCCGTGAAAGGCCTGATTACCGCGCTGCAAGGTGGTGATGCGTTCGGCTCTGATTACGTGTCCGGTGTTTATAACCAGCTCCTGGCGTTGCAAGAGTCTCGAATTCCGTTCGATGTCTCTACCGGGAAGCGCCTCTACACCAACATGCTGATGCGCAGCCTGGGCGTGACCACGGACGAAAAAAGCGAATACACGCTGATGGTGACGGCTGTCTTCAAGCAGGTGCTCATCGTGCAGACTCAGGCGACCACGCTGCCTCCAAGGGAAGACCAGGCGCAGCCAGAATCAACCGCTGAAACATCCGACACCGGTATCAAGCAGGTAGTGGTCGGCGTTCCGGCCCCGGGCGGATGGCAGCCACCCAACGGATAAGCCCATGGCCAACTTCGAAATTCCGCTGTCGCCCAACCCGCAAACCTTCGTCGTATCCCTCTCGGGCACCGACTACCGGCTCACAGTGCAGTGGCGCAACGCCGAGGGGGCGGGCTGGGTCGTCGACATTGCCGACACAAGTGGCAACCCGATCATTCAGGGGATTCCGCTGGTGACCGGCGTGAACCTCTTGGACCAATACGCCTATCTCGGCTTCACCGGCGTGCTCTGGGTTCAGACCACCGCCGATCCTGACGCGGTGCCGACCTTCGAAAATCTCGGGGTCGGATCTCATCTGTATTGGTGGGCTGGTGATTAATCGCCAGGAGCATGGATGTACGTGAACGGGCTTTTTTCCATGGTGATTGCTCCGCCGCATTCGAATACCACGTTAAACGGTCGGAACCCTCCGGAGAATGTTGCTGTGCCTCCGGGCGGCGAAAGCTTTGAATAATCGATCGAAAGAAAGAGCTTTTCCTCCTTGTTGTAGATGCTTTCAAGCCAGTGTCTGATGATCTTATCAATGCGCTCGGCTGGTCTTTTGTTGCCCATTTCAATTCCTGCTAATTCATTTTGGTG